TCTTTTGATTCCCGGTCCGTGTTCCCTGAGTGCATCTTCATGAGGCAATGCTTTGTGCATACCAAACATATTAGGCTCCCATAAAGGAAACCTACAAAGTCTTCCTAATAAAGTCCTAATCTGACCACGTTCTTGAGCTCTGTTTGATGCACTATTCATTAACTGTTTAACAAAAGGTACTTTTGCATGATACTGTTCAAATAGTTCCGCAGCTTTTTCTTTCGATACACCTAGCTCAGCTTGTAGTTTTGCTTTACCCATACCATAAAATAAACCAAGATTAATAACCTTAGCTTGTGATCTTGGTATGTTAGCCATATCAGCTACTGTTTTGTGAAAGTCTGTTGCTACATCATCTTTATAAGAATCAACAACATCATAGACAGATGGAAATTTATGTAAGGATGCATAATGTACAACTAATCTAGGCTCTTGTTGTGAGTAATCAAAACAACCCCATGTACATTCTTTTTCAGGTAAAAATAAAGATCTAATCATAGGTCCAAGATCCTTGTTTCTTGCAGGAAGTTGTTGCAAATTTGGATTTGAATAACTAAATCGGCCTGTAACAGTGCCTCCTTGATCTGATCTTATTTGATTAATATCGGCATGTATTCTACCTTTATGTTCATATCTAATTATGGTATCAATAAAAGTAGTGTGAGCCTTGTTAATTTCTCTAGCTTTTGCTATTTTCTGAACTAGAGGATGTGGGTGTTCTTGTAAAAAATTTTTAGTAAAGGAGGGAGCCTTTGATTTCTCGGTTGTTTCATACCCTAACCCAAGCTTGTCAAAAATTTTGGCAATGGATCGTGCTGCCCATATTTGAGTATCTAATCCTGTTTCTTTTTTTACTTGGTGCAGTAATTGCTCTTCTTGTGTGGATAATTGTTCTTTCAATTTATGAGCTCGTTCGACATCGACCCGGACGCCTTTAAATTTCATATCAACTAAACAAGGAAATAGGTCTGTTTCAAGATTAAAAATAGATTCTATATCTTGATCTATAATTTCTTTTTTAAATATTTGCCATAATTCTAATGTAAGTTCTGCATCTTTTTCTGCATAAGCTCCTACATGCATTGCAGGGAGTTGCCACATATCCGCTTTTGGATCTAAACCTCTAGATTTTGCTTCTTGATTTAAGGCTTGTTCATTTTTACCGTGTCCTAGATAGTCCCAAGATATAGAGTTTAAAGAATATTGAAATCGGTTTTCATCAATTAAGGATGCTGCAATCATTGTATCTACAACAAGACCATTTATTTTAATACCCATTTGTCTAATCCAACAAACATCATACATTGCATTGTGAAATATTTTTATAGCATCGGTTGCCATAATATCTTTGAACCATTTTAAGGTACGCTTCTTATCCATATTAGGTCCTGAGCCGTGAGCAATGGGAAAATAAAACTTTCTTCCTGGTACAGCTACAGCGATACCTACAACTTCACCATTACCAATAACTGAGCCAGATCCTTTTTTCTTAAGATCAGGATCTCTTGTTTCTAAGTCAACAGCAATCTCATCGTATTGTCTTAGATCAGGATATTCTTCAGGTTCTATCCACTCTGTCTGAGCTGTAAATAAAGGTACTCTCACTTCTTAACTTTCATATCATTTAACTTTTTAATTTCTAATTCGCAATAATGTATTATCTTCTCTAGATCTTCTATACCATTTTTTGTAAGATATCTACATACATATTTCACAACATTCCCCTGAAAGAACGAAAGATTATTTTTTGAAATAAACTCATACGGTTGAATGTGAAAAGATTTATAATGTTTTCCTCCTATCTGCTTATCTTGTGGAAAAGCTCCTTTAAATATATCTTTATTTGTCATAATTGATAACCATACCTTTCTTTTGCGGGTTTTAAGATGTAAAGATTATGCCTAGATCTAGTTGCTCCTACATACCAAACTCTATGTTCTTCATCTTCTTTATCTTGATTTAACTCTACTGAGTCTCTTATCCTTTTGGTATTATCTAAAACCAAAATAACATTATCTTCTTCTCCACCCTTCGCTCCGTGAATGGTAGATACTTCTATTCTAGGTTCCTCAGATAATTTTTCTTTGTTACCTAACATTGTTCTGATGTAAAAACATTCTTCTTGATCTGCGTTAACAAAAACTTGATACCATATATCTTTTTTAGAATAACCAATGTCTTCCATGTTTATTTCTAATTTGTTTTTTAATTTATTTTCAGGAAAATTTGCAGATAAATAATCAAATATATCCTTACAATCAGATATACTTATGTTATTGCCTTTTATAAGTTCTCCCCATTTTAATATACATTTATATAATTTAGCATCATAACTTTTTCCATATTTTGTTTTATAAAACATACTTATTTCTCTAAGCTGTTTACATATTTTATCTCTACGATAAGTAGTTCTTGTTAGTATTAACCATTTGTCTTTAGTTAAATCTAAGTTATCTGTATTAAAAATATACTCTACCTTTCCGTTATTTCCTTTTTTAGCTAAATAGTTTTTTTGTTTCCTTACTTTAATTCTACTTAATATTACATTAGAAATATTTTGAACAGATAAAGGGACTCTTTCTGATTGGTCTAGTATTATTTCTTTTGCGGGTTCATTTAAAAATCTTTTTACATCAGCTCCTGCCCAAGCAAAAATTGCTTGGTCGTCATCCCCTGCTAAATAAAGATGCTTACATTTTGTTTTTAAAACATCAAACATATTCCATTGAATAGGAGATAAATCTTGGGCTTCATCAATAAAAATAACTTCTAGTTCCTCACATTTATCTTTCATTTTTACAAATAACTCAATCATATCGTTGAAATCATATAAGGTATTATTTTTTTAAAATGATTATAGTTCATAAAGATATGACCTAATGTTTCATAATCTATTTCTCTACTCCATTCATTAGTATTAAATTCTTCTTCTACGGAAATATGTTTTACTCTAGCTTTATTTATAAGTTTAAAATAATCACTGTTAAAATTTAAATAACCACTTTCATCACCACTGTCTGTAACTCTTAAATTTAAATCCTTACCTATTTGTTCGTAATGTTCTGGTTGCATTACCCTATCTTCACTCATACTAATAGTTTGAAAAGCGAAAGAATGTAATGTTCTAAAGTTTATTAAATCATCTTTGCTCAATAAATGGGATACTTCCTTATCTTCTAATAATCTATCTTTAGCTTCTTTTGCTGCTTTCTTTGTAAAAGCAAAATACCCAATCTTTTTAGGATTTATTTTTTTATTTAAAATATAGTCCTTAACATAATTTAATAGAGTTGTTGTTTTACCTGTACCGGGAGGACCAAATATTTTTGTAATCATTAAAATATTTCCTCTTTAGATCTAGTAGGTATGATTTCACCTTTAGTCATACTTAAATCTCTAGACTCAATAGGAATTTTTACTACTGATACCGCAGGGTATTTATTTTCCTCATCACCTTCTTTTTTGGGAAATCTTTTTTTAATACCAAACACTGCCTTAAATAATGTCTGCATCATTTCTGCAGTTCTATCTCTTTTTTCTTTCCATTCTTTATTTTTAAGAGCATTATAAAAATTACTATAAGTAAAAAAAGCTTCATCCCCATCTATTAAAGTTGCACCACTTTTAAATGCTGCATAGTTTTCTGCTTTAGGTCCTTTAAGATAAAGAATTAAATATTCTTCTAGTAATTCATTGGGTGTAGTTCCTTTTGGTGGGGGTGTGATTAATTTAGGTGGAAACAAACCATCTAATATATCTTGAAAAGAATCTTGTTTTACTTTTGGAGGAACAATTCCTGCTGAGTTACCAATAATAGCTCTAAGTTCATCTTGAATAATAATTTGCTTTATAGTTTTTGCTCTAACTTCTTTTGTGCTTTCCCCAACAGTAACATTAAAAGTATACTCTGGTTCAGGGTAATTTATTTTTTGTAATCCTGTCAATGGTGGAAATACTTTTCTTTTATCCGATAAATATCCGAATCTTCTATTTTTACATTCTGCTTTTACACAAACAGGTTGTATAGGATCTTCATTACAAGTATGTCCTTTCATCTCTCGTTTCCAAGATATTAATTTCTTTTTGGTTTTTTCTTCTGTCCAATCTAATATTCCTTGAGCATTTGTTTGAAAATATTTACCTGGTGCTGCCTTAACCATGTCTTCCCAATTGTCAGGATATTTCTTTTTGGCAAACACTGCATAGTTATATAAAAATCTATCTCGGCCATCACTTAATTTTTCTTTTGTTAAAATACCTAGACAAGGAGGACCATCAGAAAACTCTTCACTTCCACCACTTAATATTTCCTTCATATGGGTAATACCAAACTCTTCTAATTCATCTGCTGTATATGTGTTTACTTTAATAACTTCAGAAAATTGATCAAAAGTAAATTGAGTTCCATCATAATTAAAAGCTGTTCTTTCTGTTTTGTTATAGTAAGGAACATTTATAAACTGTCCGTCAATATAGTTACCATCAGCGTCCTTACCAAGTTCTGTTTGTTTAGGGTAAATTTCAATGTTGGTAGGAAGTTTTAAAGCAAACAATAATTTTTCTAAAAAATTTCTTATCGTTGCAGCTTTAATAGGTTCTTTTAAAAATACATATAAATGTAAACCACCACTTTTAGACTTTATAGGGACTAAAGGCATTTTATATTTTTGAATAATATCTAAATAAATTTTAAAGGGAAAATCTTTGTAACTATGTTGTTTGTCGTCAATATCAATAGCACCGAATCTTGCCATACCTTGATCATCACAAGGTTGTATACCTATAGAAGTAGATCCATTTAAATGATCTAAGTAATCACTTTTTTTAATTGGTCTGTGAACCCATTTGTATACGGGTTTTGCTTTTCCTGTAGAGGGATCTATAGTTGTTCGAGATAGATCGGCTACACCAAAATTTCTTTCTAAGCCTGTAAAAGCTTTTATAAATATATCTTCCATAAATTAAATAGTATGGGCGATTTTTTTCGCCCATACCAATGTTAAAAAACTAGAAGTGTGTTCCTGTTTTATTTTCCGGTTTACTAGCTTCGCCGTGCTTAACCTCAACGTCTCCTTTTGAAACGCTTTCAGAAAAACTTTTACCTTGTTGGTAAAGGGCAGCATCTTCAACTGCACCGACTTTACTAATTTCCCATCCAAACCATGTACCTTTATCATTAGACTGTTGAACAGTTCTTAATTGATAAATGTGGCTATAAGATGCCGGAGTAAAAAGACCATTTTTACCCTTCATTTTTATACTAGACACCATACTATTCCATTTTCTGCTTATCTTTAATTGTGTTGATTTCATTGAAATCAAAGCAGTTGATGGAGTTTCTGAATTAACTATTACAAAGTGACTTGCCGTCTTTTCTACATAGTTACCGTTTGGTAATCTATCCTTATAAGAAGCATCTCTTTTAGTCTTAGTTAAGATGTCGCTTGATGAAGTATGGATAGCTACAGGAGCTCCTGAACCTTCGCCTCTATCTTGCCATTCAATATACTCTAACTTGTAATGACAAGGAATAACTTGGATTCCTTTTTCACCATTAAACAATTCTCCTGTTACAGAGTTGTAAATCATTCCAGGTTCTGCACCTTTAATGTACTTACCGTCTCTTTTATTAACTTCAGGAGACAATTGTCCTAGTATCTTAAGAAAAGGTAATGCAAGATCATCGTGACCTATATTACCTAATCCCTTATCTGCGTCTGCTTCAAACAGATTTACAGATAATGCACCAGCTGTAGCTTTGTTTGCTATATCCGATGTTCCTTGGTTCTTTGTTCTTTTTTCACTACTCATGATTATTCCTCCTATGTTCTAGTGATTTTTGTTCGGCTTCCTGCGAACACATTAAATAAATCCGTAGGCATCTCTTGTCCAGCTTCGAGACGCTCACGGACTAATGCTTTAAGTGTCATTG